GCAAAGTTTTTGTCCACACTATTCAATAGTCGTGACCAAGCACACATCTTTCATTTACAAACTTCGTCATATGCTGCCCACAAAGCATTAAATGAATATTACGATGACATTGTAGATTTGGTAGATAAATATGCAGAAACTTGCCAAGGTCGTTACGGTATTATCCGTGGATATACTCCACAAAAACAATATTTTGAAGGTGACGAACTAGTAAAGTATTTTACTGGGTTATCAACTTATATTGATAGTGTTCGTACTGGATTGCCACAAGATGGTGACCTCAATAATATCGTAGATGAAATTTCTGGATTGGTGAATTCCACAATTTACAAGTTGAAGTTCTTAAAGTAATGAAATTACAAGATATTTTAGTCGAACTTACCGAAGATATTTTGGATGAGAAGTACAAACCAAAAGGTGAATTGGGTAAGTGGTTGAAGCAGAAATGGGTAGATATTTCCAGAAAAGACCCGAAAACTGGAAAGCATCCACCGTGTGGTGCTTCCGCTGGTAAAAAAGAGCGCAAAGGTGGGTCAGCTAAATATCCAAAATGTAGACCTGCTCGTTCCGCAGCAGCAATGAGTAAAGGTGAAAAACGTTCAGCTGTAACAAGAAAGAGAAAAGCAGGAAATCCAGGTGGAAAACCAACTATGGTTTCTACTTTTAAAAAGAAATAAAACTCTTGACATTGAGAGCAACTATGATTAGATTGACTGATATTCTATGCGAATCCTGCTGGGACGGATATAAGCAAGTTGGAATGAAGGAACTAAACGGTAAAATGGTTCCTAACTGTGTTCCAGTTAAAGAATTATATCATCGTCCAGAAAGTGATGTTACTTCGGATAGTGACTTTAAACCAGACCAAGACCACGAACGTAACCAATTTGGTTCGGAAGCAGTTGATGAATTACATGAAGGTGAATTCTGTAATGAGTGTTTAATAGAAGTTCTTGAAGGACTACACGAAAATCAACTTGGTGAAGCGGAATATCAAGGACGTAAAGTTCCTCTTGGTAAGATTATGAGAGGGGATGTCAAGAAATTCAAGGTATATGTTCGTGACCCAAAGAGTGGAAATATTAAGAAAGTTAGCTTTGGTCACGGTGGAACTTCGGCAAAACGCCGTGGTGAAAAGACAATGAAAATTAAAAAGAACATTCCTTCTCGCCGTAAAGCATTCCGTGCTAGACACAACTGCGATAACCCAGGTCCAAGAACGAAAGCTCGTTACTGGGCATGTCGTACTTGGTAACATATGAAAAAGAAAATTTCACGGAAACAATCCGACAAGATATTAGATAAAATGGGTTATAAGTTTAACCCAACAGAATTCTTTTTAGGAATGAATACTGAATTGGAACATCAAGATGTGACCCACGGAAACGTGGTTAAGACTGCAAAAATTGCAGCAGCACATTTGAAAGAAAATCCAAAGTATTATTCTCTATTATTAAAGAACGTAGAGAAAAAGGTTTCGGAACAAATGGCAGGAGCAGCACCAGCGGCAGCGGCACCCGCAATGGGATTAGTTGGACCTGGTGGTGTCATTCGAGGCGCACCGAAACCAAAAGATGTTAAGAAAATGCGAAGAGCATTAGATAAGGAGAAGAAGCATGATTAAGTTAACACACTTAGTAACAGAAGCAGGTAAGGAAAATCGTATTAATTCTACACGATTAGTTGCCCTACTTGAAAAATTAATGCCCTCTTTAAAAGAGTCGCAGCAGAATGAAATTACCGAATTGGTAGCAAAGTTAATGGAAGGTATTACTGCGGTCAATGAAATGCCATACAATTATAATACAATGTCCGCATGGCATATGAAAGAACTCGTAGATGTAGTAATACCAGCACGTGCATTACACGAAAAATTAAACAGTCTATTGCAAAAACCAACTACGGGATTAGATACGGAAGCAGTTCGTCTAACGGTTATTGCATTAGACGAATTATATATCTACTAACAGTTGAGGGGTTATGGCTGACAACGGCATATTTGGCAGATTAAAGAAACTTTTTTCTTCTAACACGATAGTTCGTAATGTTGGTGGAAAAAAGTTAAGAATCGCAGACACCGATAATATTCAAGCATTTATCAATAGACGCGGTATTGATAGATACCATCGCGTCTATTCGTCAATGACGGGTGGATATGGCTCTGCCCACGGACGATATGAAGCAGCCGCGGCGTTCCAAGGTTCACGGTTACAATTATTCCGTGACTACGACATGATGGATAATGACCCTATTATCGCATCGGTTATGGATATCTATGCAGACGAAAGTACTGTTAAAGACGAATTCAATCAAATAATCAGTATCCATTCAAAAAACACTCAAATACAAGAAATTCTTCACAATTTATTTTACGACATTCTCAACGTAGAATTTAATCTCTGGCCGTGGGTCAGAAATATGTGTAAGTATGGAGATTTCTTCTTATATCTCGACATTGACCCAGAATATGGTGTTGTCAACGTATTGCCGTTATCTGTATATGAAACCATCCGTATCGAAGGACAAGACCCAGGTAATCCATTCTCTGTAAAATTCAAGATTGAAAACGATTTCTTGGCACTGGGTAAAACAGAATTTGATAATTACGAAGTTGCCCACTTCCGATTATTAGCAGACACCAACTTCCTTCCATATGGAAAAAGTATGATTGAAGGCGGTCGTCGTGTGTGGAAACAACTTCAATTGATGGAAGATGCGATGTTAATTCATCGTATCATGCGAGCACCAGACAAACGTAAGATTTTAGTAGATATCGGTAATATCCCACCTGCCGAAATTGATACGTTTATGAGTCGTATTATTGACCGTATGAAAAAGACACCATTAGTTGATCCACAAACGGGTGATTATAATCTTCGATATAATATGCAAAACATCACAGAAGATTTCTTCTTACCAACCCGTGGAAAAGACAGTGGCACCGACATTCAGAATCTTCCTGGATTGCAATTCAATGCAATCGAAGATATTGAGTATCTTCGTAGAAAACTTTTGGCAGCATTTAAAGTCCCCAAATCATTTATAGGATATGATGAAGATATTAGTGGAAAAGCTACGTTGGCTGCGCAGGATGTACGATTTGCTCGTACAATCGAACGTATCCAGAGAATCATGGTATCGGAATTAACTAAGATTGCGATTATCCATTTATACGTTCAAGGATTTACAGATGAAGATTTAGTTGATTTTGAACTATCATTGACCAATCCATCGGTCATCTACGAACAAGAAAAATTAAATTTGTGGAAGGAAAAGGTAGGTGTTGCTACACAAATTATGGAATCTAAGATGCTATCCCAAGATTGGGTTTACCACAACATCTTAGAATTGTCAGAAGATGAAATTATTACGGAACGTAAAAAGATTATAGAAGATGTCAAACGTATGGCGGAGTTGACTGGAATTGAACAACAGGCAGGTCAACCAACGGAAGCACCACCAGAAGAACTTCCAGCGGGAGAACCAGACAGTCAGACAGCTCCGGAACAAGATCAACAAATAGATGATGTTAATACCATTTTATCCTCTCTTGAAGAACCAAGTGAAGAAAGTGAACTGGAAATTTCAGAGGAAGAATTGGAAGAAGCTAAAATGGGTCGTCCACGAGAAGGAATGAAATTTGGTCAAGATAGTCACCCACGAGGTCGTGATCCATTAGGACACAAGGAAAATAAAAAGGTTTTTAAAGTGGGTAAGCAGAGAAACGACAAACGTAAATCACCACTATCTTTGGAAGTACAAGCATTCTTGAATAAGGCAAATTCTAAAAAAATTATTATGGAATCTACCTTATCTTCACAAACATTGTTGGACGAAAGTAACATTTTGGACCTAGAAAATTAAAGTCTTATAAATATTCGTTATATTTAATATATGACGGTATAATGTCACCAAAACGGGATGTGTATGAAATCTAACGTCAAGCACAACAAAATACGGAATACGGGCATTCTCTTTGAATTATTAGTCCGTAAAATCACCTCCGATGCATTAGAGAACCGCAACAGCGATGTTGCAGTTAAGCTAATGAAGGAGTACTTCAACTCTAAAACAGAACTAGGTAAAGAATTAATTCTGTATAGATCATTTTTCAACGCTTCGCATTTAAGTGAAGCAAAGGCATTCGAATTATTAAATCTTATTATTAATCAACGTAAGAAACTTAATGAGATAGCACTTAACACTCAAAAATATAAGTTAATTAAAGAAATAAAAAATAATTATGACTTAAAAGAATTTTTGGGTGCCCGTGTTCCGTCATACAAAGTTTACGCATCCGTGTATAAAGTTTTTGATGGGGTTATCAACGAACTTAAAGATTTCAATGAAATCGAAGGAATGGTAGAAGCAAAATTTACCATAGTAGAACATCTAAGTGGTACGATTGCCAACAAAGAAATTAAAAACGACACAGCGTTATTCGAAACCGTCAAGGGACAAGAAGAAGATTTACGTCTGTTGTCATACAAAATTTTGATGGAAAAATTCAACGAAAAATATCAAGGATTGAATGACCGTCAGAAAAATCTTCTTCGTGAATACATTAATAATGTGTCTAACAGCGCAACACTTCGTAAGTGTGCAGTTAGTGAATGTAACGTATTAATAACGGAAATCAAGTCTAAACTTAATTACGTACAAGACAAAATTGTAAAAATTAAGTTGTCAGAAGTAGTTAGTCAGTTGGAAAAAATTAAGACTACACAAGTCATTAAAGAAAATCATATGACAGCGTTACTTATCGCTTTGGAAATTACCAAAACGTTAGACAATTTGAAGAGTTAATTATGGACAAAAAAGAAGCGCTTCGTCAAGCTATCCGTGAACTGATTAAGAAAGAATTGGATGAAATGTCAACAACTGGCATGGTTGCTGGTTATCTAACTCCTATGGCATTCCGTGGTAATAAAAAGACAAATGTAGATAGAGCAAAGCATCTAGCAAATCAAACTGGATATAAACTCACATCCAAGGGTGAAAAAGATGCAAACCGTCCAGCAGATAAGATGGAAGTGGTGACACACGAATTGGCAGAGAACAAATATTATCAATATAGAAATGATGATACAAAGTCACCACACAAGAAAATTGCAGACGCTATTTCGCAATTAAATAAGAATTTACAAGAAGTTGAACGAGTTATTAAAATGAACGCTCGTTTAAAAAACGAATCGGGAATTACAAGTGAACAACTATGGAAACGTACCCAACAAGGATTATTAAAGTTGGAAGCAAAACTCCTTGGTATCGCTACTCGAATTCGTGAAATTAGAGGACAATAAGATGCAATCACTACTAGTAGAATACAATGTCATTTCTTATGACAGTAAATTATTAACAGAGGCTTCCGACATTTCGAAACCATTGGTTTTGAAAGATGTGGTACTACAACGTGCAGATCATAAAAATCAAAATGGTCGAATTTATCCAAAGGATATCTTGGCACGTGAAGCAATGGTATATAAAAATAATTTCGTTACACAACGAAGAGCTTTGGGTGAATTAGACCATCCAGAAAGTCCTGTGGTAAATCTAAAAAATGTTTGCTGCAACGTCACAGACCTTTGGTTCGAAGGCGCGGATGTGAAGGGTAATATTGAAATTTTATCTACTCCGTCCGGTAATATTGTTCGTGAATTAATTAAGAATAATATTCGTTTGGGTGTATCATCACGTGGATTGGGTTCGGTCAAACCTATTGGAGAAAACACCGTAGAAGTTGGTGAAGATTTTTCTCTTATTTGTTTTGACATCGTAAGTAATCCATCTACACATGGTGCGTTCATCAACGAAAATAAGGGAACTCAAATTATTACACCTTATTCTCGTATTGATACTCTCATCTACGATTTCCTAGGTGAGTTAAAATAATTCTTCATAAGGAGTTTATATGTTACTATTTTTAAGTGTTGTCGTTGTTCTTGTGGTTATCGCATGGTGGATTAACCACAAAGACATGAAAGAGTTAGAAAAGAAACCACTATTTGTTGCAGCTAAGAAAGTTGAAAGTGCTGCAAAAGACATTGCAGATGTCAATAATGATGGCAAGGTTGACCTCAAAGATGTCGTCGCAGCAGTTAAGGCTGCCGAACAAACAGGAAAGAAAGTGGTTAAGAAGGCAGCAAAAATCACTACCAAGAAAAAAGGTAAGTAATAATTTATGCAATTAAAAACTTTACTAAACGAAGTTTACAACAAAAATATAGTAAATGAGTTTGTAAAGTTTACAGCAAAGGAATTACAACTCAAATCACTACCTGCCAAAATTAAAATGGTAGGTAGTGATTATTCCAAACAACATCTTACATTTGGTACATACCAACCAGATAA